CTAATTAATGGCAAAGATGTATACGGCGGGTGGAAAGGAAGAAATCCTCACCCGTCCGAAAAAATCTCGACAGGGAAATGGAAAACATACCAAGTATGCCGCTTCCTCTCGTAATGGGAAACCCAAAAGAAGTCGAGGACAAGGAAAATAAATAAAAGGGACTCGAAAGAGTCCTTTTTTTATTGAATAGAGGTAACATGGAACCAAAAATGTTAAGAGAAATCGCAAATGATGCTATCACACCGAAGAAAAAAGACGTAAAAGTACAAAATGACCTCTATGAAAAGAAAAATGATGGTGATTTCTATGAAGGACTCGACTATGATGATGAATTCTATGGTGGTGCTGAATTATAATACTAATTTCATTGATAAATAAGTTATATTTACTACGTATATAATCAAATAGATGCCTTTAGAACGAGTTAGTCAGGGTTTTAAAGACCTTAGTATGACATTTCAGGCAAATCCCCTGAATAATGACCTTATTGGTCTTAAAAATGCCAATGCAATTGCTCGTTCAGTACGAAATATTGTTATGACTATACCTGGAGAGAAACCATTTAACGAAAACTTCGGTTCTAAAGTAAGTGGACTCCTATTTGAGAACGTAGATGACATTACTGCTGCTGTAATTACAGATGAAATTACAGAATCTATAGAAAATTATGAACCTAGAGTGTCTTTAAAGAATGTAGAAGTGCTTCCTGACTTTGATAACAACTCATTTGATGCTGTTGTGACATATAATATCATAGGAGCAGACACGCCACCGCAGGAATTACAATTCGCATTGTTACCAACGAGATAAAATGCCATTAGTCAATTTTTCTAATCTGGATTTTGACCAGATTAAGACAACGCTTAAGGAATATCTTAAAGCAAACTCAAATTTTACCGATTATGACTTCGAGGGATCTAACCTTTCCTCGATTATTGACGTACTGGCATATAATACTTACATAACTTCTTATAATGCAAACATGATAACCAATGAGGTTTTCATTGATAGTGCAACTTTAAGAGAAAATGTAGTTTCATTAGCAAGAAATATAGGTTATATACCTCGTTCAAGGAAATCTGCGACTGCTTCAGTTAGTTTTTTCGTTGATTGTTCAGCAGTTATACCAACTCCTGCTACTTTAACCCTTAAAAAAGGTCCAATAGCATCAAGTGAAGGTTCTTTTGGTGGACAATCGTTTATTTTTTCGATTTTAGATGATATTACAGTTCCAGTTAATGATGGAATTGCATATTTTGACGATATTATCATTTCTGAAGGAACATTATTAACTTCAAACTTCACATATTCAGGAAGAAACCCAAATCAGAAGTTTATTTTACCAAATAGTGGAATTGATACTGGATTAATCTCTGTTATAGTTAAAGGAAACCAACAATCTACAACTTCTACAAAATATACGACTCAAGATAGTCTTTTAGACATTACATCTACCTCAAAAGTCTATTATTTACAAGAAATTGAGAATGAAAGGTATGAAATTTTCTTTGGAGATGGAATTTTCGGTAAAAAACTAGAAGAAGGGAATTATATTACTATAAATTATATTTCTTGCAGTGGAGATAGTGCAAATGGCGTAAGTCAATTCCAATTTTCTGGAAAACTATCTTATATAAGGAATTCTCAAGAATATACAGTCACTTCTGGCATATCTTTACTTACAACAGGTGTAAGTGCTCAAGGTGGAGAGGTAATTGAGAGTGTAGACTCGGTTAAAAAGTTTGCACCACGAATTTATGCGTCTCAAAACCGTGCTTTAACAGCAAATGACTACGAAACACTAATTCCATCCAAAATTTATCCTGAAACAGAGTCAATTTCTGTTTTTGGAGGTGAAGAATTAGTTCCTCCACAGTATGGTAAGGTCTTTATTAGTATAAAACCAAGAACTGGTGATTTTATTCCTAATTTGATCAAAGAAAACATCAAAATGAGGTTAAAAAAGTATGCAGTTGCTGGAATTGTACCAGAAATTCTTGATTTGAAGTATCTTTATATTGAAGTTGACTCAAAAATCTATTATAATACTAATATGGCTCCAAGTGCAGAGTATGTTTCTACACTTGTGCAAGAAAATACAACAAAATACTCGGAATCTACTGAATTAAATCGTTATGGAGCAAGATTTAAGTATAGTAAGTTCTTATCTATCATTGATGATAGTAGTGAAGCAGTTACATCTAATATTACAACGATTCAAATGAGAAGAGACCTTCGGGTTGCTCTTAATTCTTTTGCTGAATATCAAATTGGATTTGGAAATGAATTTTATATTAAGAGTATGGATGGTTATAATATTAAATCATCTGCATTTAGAATAACTGAAAGTTCACAAGACGTTTATATTTCTGATGTTCCAAATACTAATAGAGAAACTGGTTCTTTATTCTTATTTACTTTACCTAATACTGGATCTACCACTCCTACTATAATTAGACGTAATATTGGTAATATAAATTATAAAAAGGGCATAATAACGATTAACCCTATCAATATTATAAATGGTAAATTAAAAGATGGGCAAACGATTGTTGAATTGTCTGCTTGCCCTAAATCTAATGACGTAATTGGATTACAGGATCTTTATTTGCAACTAGATATTAGTACCAGTAATTTTGAAACTGTTGTTGATGATATTGCTTCTGGATTAGACCCCGCAGCATCTAATTATGTCGTAACCTCTAGCTACCATAACGGGAACTTAGTAAGATCATAAAATGTCAGAAAAAAGAATCCAATTTAGTAACATAGTACAGAATCAACTTCCTGTCTATACACGGGATGAATATCCGTTAGTATCAGATTTTCTGAAATCTTACTACCAAGGTCAAGAATACCAAGGTGGTCCTATTGATCTTGCTCAAAATATTGATGAATATGTTAAAGTTGGTAATTTAACTAACCTTACCACTCAAGTTGGATTAAAAACTGATATAACTCTGGATGATGAAACCATTGAAGTTGATATGGTCAATTTTCCTGCAGGAACTGATGGTTTTCCAAAGTCTTATGGATTAATTAAAATTGATAATGAAATTATTACATATACAGGAATTACAACAACTACATTTACTGGATGTATAAGAGGATTTTGTGGAATAACCTCATATAAAGCAGAAACCAAGCCAGATGTACTAGTTTTCAATTCAAGCACCTCTGAAGGGCATATAGCGGGGTCTAGGGTTGAAAATTTAAGTTCTTTGTTCCTCAATGAGTTTCTATTAAAAACCAAAAATCAGTTATTGCCTGGTTTAGAGAATAGAAGTCTTTCATCTAACCTAAATGAAAATATTTTTATCAAACAAGCAAAAGATTTTTATTTGAGTAAGGGTACTGATAGATCATTTGAAATTCTATTTAAAGCACTATATGAAGAAGATGTAAAAATAGTTAAACCCAGAGATTATCTCTTTACACCTTCTAATGCTCATTATAGAATTACAAATGACCTTGTAGTTGAAGCAGTTGAGGGTGATCCTAGTGAATTAGAGAATTCTACATTATTTCAAGACAAGTATGGAGATATTACAGAAAAAGCATATGCTCCAGTTACTAAAGTAGAACCTATTAAGGTTGGTGCAGGTAAAACTTTCTATAAACTTAGTTTTGATGCTGGTTATAATAGAGATGTTAGAGTTGATGGGTCAATATATGGAACATTTGTTGTTCATGATAAGACAAAAGTTATAGGTGGAGTTGCTGCTGGATCTACTTTTTTTGATGTAGATTCAACTGTGGGATTCCCTGATTCAGGAGAATTAACGGTTGAATATTCTGATGCAATTAGTGGGATTGTTAGTTATACATCTAAATCAATAAATCAGTTTTTTGGAGTTTCTAATTTAACTGGTGATATTCTTGATGCAACTAATGTTGGAATTAACACCTATACATACGGTTATTCCAATGTAGATCCTACAGAACTTGTTAAAGTAAATATTACTTCTGTTTTAAACAGTCTTAATTATCCAGAGGATACTAATAATTTTTCTATAAATGAAACTGCTAAAATTAAAACTCTAGGTGATAATGATACTAGTTTTAAAGGAAAAAATTGGTTCTATAATATTGCACCTCTTTTTGAAGTTAAAAGTTTAGAAGTAATTGATCCAAGTGATAATACATATTTGATTAATTTTTACGTTGATCACTCTTTTAGAATTGGTGATAAAGCAGATTTAATTGATAATGCAGGTAATGTAAAACCAACATCTACTATTATTGATGTAGATGGTGCAAGAAAAGTTACTGTTAAAGGCCAAGGATTACTTGATTTAACCTATAAATTTACGATTAGACGGAATATATTAAAAACTCAATCAACTACATTCCCCGAAGCATCATTATATTCTACCAATGTTCAGAATGTATATACAAGTGGTGGAAAATATCTTGTTGCTTCTTCATCAATCCCCACATATAGTTCACAACCATTAAATTTAGATCCTCAAACAATTACTTTCTCTGGCACTTTTGTTGGTGAAGAAATCCAGTTAGTAACAAGTGGAGATCATGGTTTATATACTGGTGATGCCCTTTATTACTACCCTCAAAGAGTTTCTGAAGAATTTTATGATGCAGGAGTATTGTCTAGTAGGGAAGTAATAAAATCTTCTTTATTTACATCTGATTTAGGTGTAATAGGTACAAATGAAACTTCTAAAAATGAAGGTCTTTATTTTGTAAAGAGAGTTAATAGTTTAATTATTAAATTAGCAAAAAGTAGAACTAATTTATCAAATTCTAGTTTTGTAAAGTTTCATCCTGCTGTTACAGTAGTAGATAATAAATTAGCACCTCATAAATTTAAACAAAAAACATTACAATCACAGAATATCTTTAGGGAAATTGATTTACCATCTAATGACGGTAATTATTATAAAACTACTCCTGGATTTACTGGTATTTTGATTAATGGTGTTGAAATATTAAATTATAAATCTCACGATTCAATTCATTACGGAAATATTAATAGTATTGAAGTTATTTCTGGAGGAACTAATTATGATGTATTAACTCCACCAGAATTAAATATTGCTGATAATGTCGGAACGGGTGCAACTGGTAATGTTGCTGTTTCGGGATCGTTAAAAGAAATTAGACTAATTGATCCAGGATTTGATTATGTAGAGACTCCAGAAGTCAATATTTCTGGGGGAAATGGAGATGGTGCTAGAGCATCTGTAAATACTAAATTGATTACTCATAAAGTTGATTTTGATACTTTACCAGGTGGTAGTGTTGATCTTACAAGCAATAGTATTGGATTTACGACATATCATAAATTTAGAAATGCAGAAAAAGTAATTTACAAATCTAATGGACAAAAAGGTGTTGCGGGATTATCTACTGACTCTGAATATTATGCTTCTGTTATTAATAATAGCAATGTAAGATTGCATCCATCTAAACAAGATGCTATTAGTGGTATTAATACAATATCTTTAACAAATTATGGTATAGGAAGACAGAGTTTAGAATCTTTTGATAAAAAGATGGTGGTTGAGGCAATTAATATTATTTCAGGCGGTTCTGGATATTCTAATAATCAAAAGACAATAACTCCTGTTGGTATTAACACTTCTATTAATACTATAACATTACCTAACCATTCTTATAATTCAGGTGAAATAATTCAATATGGATCTACTGGACAGGAAGTGGGAGGTCTTACAAATGGATCTAATTATTATATTACTAAAATTACTGATGATAAATTTAAATTATCCGTTATAGGACCAGATGATCAAAAAACATTTTTCTATGATACTAAACAATATGTTGATTTAACTTCTGTAGGAATTGGTACTCATATCTTTAATTATGAAGATATTTCTATTACAATTTCTGGTAAAATAGGAATTAGTACTGCAGATTTTGATGGAACTCCTGATGAAATATTTGGTGCTAAAATTCAACCTATTGTTAGAGGATCTATAACATCTATTAATTTATCTAACCAAGGTAATGGTTATGGTGATTCTGAAATTATTAATTTTAATAGAGAGCCTAATGTTAATTTAAGTGCAGGACAAAATGCTCAAATAAAACCAGTAGTTAATAATGGACAAATTACCGAAGTATTAATTCAAAATAGGGGTGCTAATTATAACTCTCCTCCTGATATTATAATTGGGGGTTCTGGAACTGGTTGTGTCCTTACACCTATTATTTCAGGTGGTAAATTAATATCAGTTAAAGTAATTGAAGGTGGTATTGGTTATGTGGAAGATAATACAACATTATCTGTTGCTGTTACTGGTGATGGAGCTCAATTTAGAGCACTTATTCAAGAATGGAGAATTAATTTATTTGAAAGGTATTTAAAGAATTTTACAGGAGATGATGGATTTATTGCACATGAATTTACAGAAAATAATGGATTGCAATTCTCTCATTTATATGCTCCACGTAAATTAAGAGAGTCTGTTTTTGGAAGAAATCAAAGTGGTGATATTTTATATGGTAAGACTGATTTACAAGTATCTAATGGTACTGAAATTCCATCTAGTGACCACTCTCCAATAATTGGTTGGGCATATGATGGTAATCCAATTTATGGTCCTTATGGATATGTAACTAAATCTGGTGGTGCTATATCTCAAATGAGATCTGGTTACTTATTAGAATTAAAAGATGGAAGACCTTCTACTGGTTTATATCCTGAAGGATTCTTTGTAGAAGATTTTACATATAAAAAAGTAGATGATGATGCAGTTCTTGACGAAAATAATGGTAGATTCTGCTTTACACCAGAATTTCCTAAAGGAACTTATGCGTATTTTGCAACTGTTAATGATGGTCCTGCAGACTCATCTGAAAATTTTGAGGGTTTCAAAAGACCAGTATTCCCTTATTTGTTAGGTGATGGTTATCATTCTACACCAAATCAATTTAATTATGATGTTTATTCAAATCAAAAAGATTATAATTTAGATAAAACAAAATGGTTAAGAAATACACAACCATATAATTTAATTGAGACATCAGAAATTGAATATAAGTATGCATATATCCCCAATGAATTAAAACAAACCATTGATGTTTCTTCAGTAACACCTGGTAAAATTGAAAAAGTAGGTATTTCCTCAAGTGGAGATTTATATAGAGTTGGTGATACTATAGAATTTGGTACTGCTAATACTAATCGTGACCAAATGGCAGGATTTGGTGCTGATATCGAAGTATCTAAAGTTTTAGGAAAACGAGTTACTAGTATTAGTGCTGCAAGTACTACAATAAGTGGTGTAGAATTATATCCTTCCGAAAATGGTTTTTATGGTCAATGGGATGTTATTAGTGAAAATCCTCACAATTTTAATGCAAATGAAATTGTTGTAATTGCTGGTTTATCTACAACTTCTTCTGGATTAGAAGGTGCATATAACGCTGGTATTACTACAGATGCTTTTGCAATGATAGGTATTGGAACTACTAATGTTGCTGTAGATACTGCTGCTGTAACTGGTTTTGTTACTTTCTTCAATATTGGTGGTAATCTTAAAAATATTAAACCAAATGATATTCTTGGAATAGGAACAGAACAGGTAAAGGTATTAAATGTAGATGATGTATTTTCTAGAGTTAGAGTTGTAAGAGCTCAAAATGGTACAGTTGGAGCTGCACATTCAGTATCTGCAATTATTAAACAAGATCCTCGTATAGTAACAATAGATGCAGGAATTAAAACTACTTTTATTGCTAAAAGAAATACCGAATTATATTTTAATCCAATAGAATCAGTTGCTCAAGGAGTTGGTATTGGAAGCACACTTATATTCAGCAATCCAGGTGTTGGATTAAGTGAATTATTTGTTCCTACAAAATCAATATATTTTAGAAATCATAATTTAGAAACAGGTGATGAATTAACATATTCTACTAATGGAGGAAATGGATTAAGTGTTGTTGGTGGAATATCAGCATTATTACAGGATGGTGAAAAGTTATATGCTGCAAAAATAACAGATAGTTTAATTGGTATTGCAACTGTAAGAGTAGGATTAGGTACTACTGGAACATTTGTTGGTATAGCAAGTGCATTTAGAAATTCTACTATTCTAACATTTACTGGAATTGGAACAGGAGTTAAGCATAGTCTTAAAACTAACTATAAACCAATTACAGGTGATATTACTAGAAATAAAGTAAATGTTTCAACAGGAGATTCTCATGGATTAATTTCAGGAAATACTGTTGATATTAATAT